TCAGGCCGTACTGGTTGGCGACCACCAGCAGTGCGGTCATCTGCGCATCGGACACCTGTCCCTTGAACGCAGTGGCCTTGAGGACGGCGACAAGCGCCCCCGGGTCGTCTGCCGAGATCGACAACGACTTAGCCAGGTTGGCGGTTTGGGATACGACGAGGTTGCTCACTTGTTTGCTCCGTTCAGGGCCTTCCAAACGCCGCCGATGCTCAGGCCGGTCGCGTCCGCGATTTGCTGGTAGGTTTTGCCGATCCGTCGCATTTCGATCATGGTCGGCATGTGTTTGTCGGTCTTTCGCTCCCTCAGCCTCGGGATCAGATCCTTGCGCCCGTGGCATTCCAGACAGAGGGTCTGGAGGTTGTCCAAGCTGTTGTTGCTGCGGTCCTTGTTGATGTGGTCAACCGTGATGGGCCTGTCCCACGTCGACTTGTGGTCCTTGTCGGTCATGCCGCACTTCACACAGGCGTATCCGTCTCTCTCCAAAACCGCCTGTCTATTCCCGCCGGCTCCGTAGTTGGCGGTCGTGCTGTAGCCGTGCAGCGCCTTAAATCGCCGACGTCGCTCGCGCTGCCAACTCGTCTTTGCCTCGCGGTTCACTTCGTTCCTTTGCCGGCGATTCCGGCTTGTTGATCGGGTGGACGGGCCAGTTCGCCACGCTGGCATTTGGATTGGCATTCCGCCCCGGAGCGGTCCGTCCATAAGCTGTTTCGACTGCGACCTGTCCGGTTTCATGGGAACACCAGAGTCCCTAAGCGCGTCCGCCTCTGAATCCCAGGCCGCATGCGAAACACCTTAAAAGTGGCCGGAGCGAGAGCTGCCCCGGCCAAGTACCACCACCCTTAGTCCGGTCGGTACGGGTCATTGAGGTCCGGGTCATCCGAGACCATCACCCCGTTCACCGCTTCCATTTCCATTTCGTGTTGCGCCAGTTCCAGCGAGATAGGCCCGCGCAGATGGCCGAAGGCTTCGTGCAGCTCAACGGCAAGCTCATCCTCCATAGCCTTGTCCGCCGACTCGCGGGCGTAGTGGTCGATCACCAGCAACGCCATCACCACGCAAACAATGAAGATCACCAGATTCATGCCGCGCCCTCCGGGTTGCGCCTGCGTTCGTTCTCAAGTTCCCAGCACTGCACGCGGAACTGGCCGGCGATCTGTTTGCCGTCGCTGCCGTGTTCTTGGGCATGCCGGATCGCGCTGATTGCCTTGTCCGCGCTAACCCCGTTTCGGATGCCAAGATCGCGAACCGTCTTGAAGGGGCGGAAGTCGTAGAGTTGGGCGTTCACTCGGCACCTCCGCATCGTGCGAGGGCGGCGGCGCAGGCCTCAGCACGCGACCGCGAAACTTCCCAAGAGATTCCGCCGCCGAGGATCGGATGAGGGTCGCGCTGGATGCAGATGACGAGCACGGCGCCTCGGGAGTCTACGACTGCAAATCCCCCCACCCGCTCCTCCACCGCCAGCACATCAACCGGCCCGCCGGTCACGCCGGGGGCGGTCATGCTGCACGCTCCACCGCCAGCGAGGCGTAGTAACGGCGCATTTCTTCACCCTCGGCAAAGCGGGTGGCCCGCTTGCTCTGCCGCTCCTGCTCACGCAGCTGGTGGCAGAGCTTGGCCCGGTCGATTACCGCCGACAGGTCATTGGGGTCTTCGTGGAAGTCCGCCAGCGTGGCAAACAGCGTGGCGAGGAAGTCCGGCTCATCCTTGACGAGCCGTTCGACGATTACATCGTCTTCGTCGTAGTAGGCCATCACCGTGTCTCCAAGCCCCGTTCCTCATCTGAGGGGTTCGTGGGGCGTTGGGAGAACGATACAGAACGTATCCCAGAAACACAATACGAAATGTATCCACTGCCAGATGAAAGTTACCTATCGGTCTAAGCGGAGCGATAGTTCAGGCTAATCGCAGGCGGCTGGAGCCCTGTCACAGATGGCCTGTAGCCGACCTTCCAAGGATTGGACGCGGGTTTCCAGGTTCAAAATGTCGATACGAAGCTGGGCAGCGTACTGCCGTGCTTCGTCCTGGCTGGCGGAAAGATCGGCCACCTCGTTCCCCAGGGTGGTGCCTGAGTTGGTCCCGGCGTCCAGTGCGGAATTAGCCGTCTTGGCTTCACTGTAGGCGTCTTGCGCCAGCGAGAGCGCCTCATCATCCGACTGGCTGGCGCAGCCGGACGCCAAGGCGATCGCGCATACCAAGAGGGCTACCCGCACGTCGATAGCCTCTGCAAACAAGCTCATCCGTGGCTCTCCGAAAGGTCAGCCGCAATCACGCAACAAGCCCGCATCCTCGAAGGCAATCCCTTCCCGAATGCAATCTTGCGCTCGCTCTAAACGGCGGTGCAGGGCAACCAGCCCCTCGTCGTCTAGTTGCTCAATGCCGGCGAGCCCAAAGCAAGCCTCATCAATGATGGCTTGCATCGGGTCTCCATACGCACGCCAGCGCTTCCGTATGTGGCGGATGATCTTGCAGTGCGACTCTCGGACGATGGCGTCGAGCTTCATTGGCGGCGGCGTATCCCTGACCACTCGCAGGGGAGCCCGGTTTCTACCGTGCTGCTGTAGCTCAGCGGCCCGCGCCGCGAGCCGCGCCGCCAGTTGCTCGAAGTGCTCTTTGTTCGTGCTCATCTTCCCCCCCTCTGATACGCCTGCCTAGAATCTTGGTGAGGTTCAGGACGTTATCGGCGCGCACTGGCAGCCCGAACGATTCCACAACCTCATAGGCGATCTGTAGGGCAATCGGGTCCGTGACCAGTTCGTCAGGGCCGCCCGTCACCTCTACGTACTCCCGGAGTACCGTGACCGCCTCAGCCATCCTCTCAAAGTCTGGTATCGCGGGGAGAGACTGGCGCCGGGTGTCTTCTGAACCAATCAACAAGGTGTCTAGGGACACATCGAGCCGGCGGGCCAGGTCTATGAGTTGCTTGGGGGATGGGTCGCGCCGACCGGTCAGGTAGTGGGACACGCCCGCACGGCTGACCCCTAGGACCGATTCAAGGTCTGCCTGGTTCAGTCCAAGGTCGGCCATGCGGCCTTTAGCGCGGTCGTACCACTCCATGGCAGGGAGCATACGTCCTGTATCAAATATTTGTGCGATACGGCTTGTATCCTCAGGATACATAATGTAGCGTTCTCCCCATGGACATTCGGACTTGGGTCAACGACCACCCTAAAGGTCAACGCAACCGGGCAATCGAGCAGCTTGCGGCAGAGGCCGGCGTTACTCCGGGCGCAGTCCGCCACTGGGTTTCCGGGCTACGCAAGCCACGGCTCTGCCATCTGACCGCGATTGAGAAGGCCACCGGCATTCCGATGGCAGACCTTTTGAAGCAGGCGCTAGAGGACTCACGGGCCGCCTAGGCCCTTCCTGAGCAGCCGAACCACCGGCCGCCCGTCGATCCATCGAACCGAGAACGCATTACCCCCGAGCCGCACAAGTGAAGTGACGTTCGGGGCCGTAGCAAGCAACTGATCCATGTGTGGGGCGTTCGTTGTTGGGACGCTTTCTTTTTCCTCCAACCGATTCTGTAAAGACTAGTAAATCGATGAATAAGTCAGAAATCCAAAGGGAATTGCCGTACTTGGCGCTGCTTCCGCAGCCGGTGCGGGCTGACGAAAAGACCGTGCGCATGTGCGACACGGAACTGGATGCGATCAAGGTCGCGCTGCTGATGAGCAGGAAAGAGCAGAAGACGATTGCCGAACTCATGGGCATTAGCGAGGCGTACCTGTCGCTCATCAAGACGGGAGCCCGGCCGCTGACCAAACGCCTTCTGCCGCTGTTTTGCTCGGCGACGGGTTGGGACGTGGTGCGGCAGTACAGGGCGATGCAAGCCGGTATTCGCATCGCAGAGGGATTCAACCGCGAGGCAGATCGCATTGCGCAGATCGCCTCTTACACACAGAGGGCTGCGTGATGAGTAACTGTCTCATTGGAAAGACCATCATGGAAATGAAGATCGCCGATGACCGGATGGCGATCAAGTTCAGCACCACAGAAGGTGATGTGGTTGCGCGATGCGATGCTGAATGCTGCTCCCACACATGGATCGAATCAGTGGAGCTGCCGGCCAATGGCTTCCCGTGCACGGTGCTGTCAGAGGAAGACTTGCAGCTGCCTGACGCGGCCCAGGACCAGTATGGGGACGTCATCCAGTTCTATGGCGTCAGGCTGGTGACGGATAAGGGGTACATCGTCATCGACTATCGAAACGAGTCAAACGGCTACTACGGCGGATACCTCGTTTGGCCTGGCGACAGAGGTTACTACGGCGGTGTCTACGGGCAGGGCATCTCTTCGGAGAATTGGGTTGGCATCAAGGATGCCTCCGGGGAGCCGCAGGCATGAGCACGACCAAGTTCACTCCCGGGCCCTGGCTCTTGCGGGATCGCACGGTATACGCCGGATCACTCGAAATTTGCACGGCCGATGCTTTCGACGTTGATAACGATGAGGCCGACGCCAATGCCCACTTAATCGCCGCTGCGCCTCTGCTGTATGTGGCGTTGGAGCGGCTGGTTGATGCCGTCGATCCGGAATCAACCGGTTGGAGCGAAGCCGTGGACACCCTCGCCGCAGCCCGTGGAGAGCGCCATGAATAACCGCCGGTGGGATTACTCGCACGGCCCCGTTTGGTATGCGTTTGGTATGAGCTATTCGGCGTACTTCGTCATGCCCCGCCGGACGTTGCAGTCGATGCCATCGGAGTGGCAAGCGCGCTTCGTGGCGATGATGGAAGAACTTGAATCTACGCTCGTTCCTGAGTCGTGGAGCGGCGAATACACAGTGAACATGCGCAAGGGTGGCAGGTTCGTCAAAGACCCGATGGCGAAGTATCGCCATGCCGATCCCGTTGATCTGAAGGATTGTGGCCATGAATAACCCCACTGGCATGAAGGTGGTGGCGTGGGTAGTTCCGACAGCACGCGTCTGCTCCGATGGGAGCTATGAGGATGGGCCGTCTTTTGTTGAGATGGACGATGAGGTGTGCGATTACACCAGGAGAATCGGGTTGGCCCTAGTCACCCTCGCCGATGCTGAGGACTATGCGCGCCAGCTTTTCGCCGAATACCAGCAAGCTTTATCCGAGTTCGATAAAGCGTACGCCGCGTACATCTGCCTGGGCCACTCCGATTCTAACGAGCGGTGGAATGAGGTTGGCGAAATCTACGCAGAGAAGGGGGATTCGCTTAAAGCCATCCTATCCAAGCTAGGGGAGAAGGAGGACTGACATGTCCAAATTCTGGAACCTCTACCTGTTCGAGCGCCTGGGCTGGGAAATGCTCGGGATCGATACAGAGAGCTTGCGCGCTGTCTTTCGCTACAGGTGGCCGTGATGACCCGCGAAGAAACCCTCCAATGGCTCGCCGTCTGCGCCGCAGCTGCGGGACGTAGCGAGCCAATCACCGGACCCGAAATCCAGCGGCACCGCCAACTGGTCGCAGCAGAAGTGTACCGAGCAGAGGCCAGGCGCCTTGAGCCCAAACCACAACAGCAACTTGACCTGGCGGCATAGGGCCGCGAGTAGGGGAGAACGAAAGTGAGCGACGAAGCAGACAGCGCCAGCGATCAGGAACAGCTGGACCGGGATGTAGCAATCCGAAATTTCCTGAACAGGAAGCGTGCACCTACCCCAGCATGCGCGGAGTGTGGGGAAGCGAGCGTTCACGTCACGTCTATCGGATGTGTATGGCGTGTGTGCTGGGACTGCGCGCAGGACTTGTTGGCCGCTAAGGCCGAGGCGGCGTGACATGAGGGACTACGGAAAGGTCCACGTCGGATTTTGGTCCAGCGGCACGCTTGCTGGCCTGGACTCCGATGCACGGCTCCTGGCCGTGTACCTCATGACCAGCTCGCACACGACGATGATTGGCGCCTTCCGGTTGCCGGACGCCTATGCGTGCGAAGACCTTGGATGGACTCCGGAACGGTTCCGGAACGGTTTGGAAACCCTTTCCAAGGCTGGGTTCATCAAGTACGACGCCGAACACAAGTTCGTGTGGGTGATCAACTTCACCAAGTGGAACAAGCCGGACAATCCGAACCAGCTCAAGGCGATGGTCAAGTTGGTCCTTGCCTTGCCCATTGGGCTCTCATTCCGGGTTGAACTCATGTTCGCTTTGGGTGTTTCCGAAACGGTTTCGGAACCGTTAGGAAACACTCCTGTTCCTGTTCCTGTTCCTGTTCCTGTTTCAGAGGGGGGCGAAAAGCCGAAGCTGACGGTGGTCGGCGAACCGGTGGCAATCCCCCTGATCGACGGAACCGAGTACGTCGTCAGCCAGGCAGAGATCAGCGAGCTTCGGGCCGCCTACCCGCGGGTAGACGTGTTGGCGGAGCTGCGCAAAGCCCGGGCCTGGGCACTGGCGAACCAGCCGAACCGGAAAACCCGCCGCGGTTGCATGAAGTTCCTTACGGGCTGGGTGGGGCGGGCGGCCCCGACGGCTCCCGAGACGATTGACCGTGCAGCCCTGCCTGGCGGCGGAAGGAGGGCTCTGTGAGCAACGTTACCCCGATCTTTGCGGAAGAGGCCGTTCTCGGCGGCCTGCTGCTGGACAACCTGCGCTACCACGACATAGCCCCGGTTGTTTCGGCGGAGCAGTTCACCAGCCCCGACCGGCGCGCGATGTTCGCCGCAATCCGCGACCGGGTGCTGGCCGGCGAGCCGGCGGATGCGGTCACCATCGGCGAAGCGCACCCCGAGCTGTTTGAAGAGGCCGTAAGCCTCGCCAGTAGCGTTCCAGGCGCGTCGCAGGTGCTGGCCTATGCCACCCTAGTGCGTGGCAATTGGCGTCGCCGAGAAGCGCACCAGATCGCCCTAACGTTGCAGTCCGAAGCGAGGGCGGGCGACGAGGGCGCGGTTGATCGGGCAATCGCCTCCCTGCTGAACCTCAACGCGGCGGTTACCGAGTGCGAGTACACCGGCAAGCAGGCCCTGCAACTGGCTTGGCGCGAGGTGGAGGCCACACATGCGAACGGTGGCAGGCTTCCCGGGGTCAGCACTGGCATCGCCGAGCTTGATGAAATTCTCGGTGGGTGGCACAGCTCCGATCTGACCATCATCGGCGCCCGTCCCGCGATGGGCAAAACGGCCTTCATGGGTTGCATCGCGGAGGCTGCGGCGGAGGCTAGTGCACGACCCGGGGTCATTTCGGCCGAACAGCCGGCGATACAGCTGGCGCTTCGTCGTATGTCCATGGTGTCCAAGGTCGCGGCCGTGAAGCTGCGCTCAGGCAAGTTTGAGGAAGAGGATTGGAGCAGCCTCCAAGCTGGCATGTCCAAGGCCATCCCGCGGGACATGTGGATATACGACCGGTCTGCGGTGACCCTTGATGAGCTGGTTGGCGTCGCACGGAAGTGGCGTCACAGCCACGGCATCGGCTGCCTGTTTATCGACTACGCACAGCGCATCACGGTGCCTGGTGCAGATCGCATCACAGAGGTGGCTCAGGTGGCCCGCGGCCTCAAGAACCTGGCCCGGGACTTACAGATTCCGGTGATCTCTCTGGCCCAGGTGGTGAAGGGAGTGGATCAGCGCACGGATAAGCGGCCGACGGCTGGCGACCTTGCCAATTCCGACGAGCTGACCCGAGAGGCTGACCAAATCCTGATGTTGTACCGGGATGAGGTTTACAACCCGGAATCCCCCGACAGGGGCATTGCGGAAATCCTGGTCGAGAAGAACCGGCACGGCCCCACCGGCTACAAGCGCGTGAGGTTTGACGGCGAAACGATGCGCTTCTTGAGTCTGAGCAAAGACACGGGTTTCTGAGTGGAATGGAAATGGCCCGGTGGCAAGTACATCCACACAACCGACATGCGGTTCTTCATCTGCAAGTCGAAGCTGGGTGATTTGTGGGTCTACACGCTGGCGGATGGGCAGCAGTTGGTCTGCTCGGAGCGGGGCGAGGGTGCGCTGGAGCGGTGTAAGGAAATTGCAGAGGAACGGAGTAGGGCATGAACGAAATATTTGATCCCAAGCGCACGTTGGACCAAAACCGTTTGCTTTGGCCCCTCTTGCGTGATTTCGCCCAGCAAATCCCTTGGCACCACACCGAGAACGGCAAGTGGGTGTTGGGCCCGATGCAAGCGGCGTCATGGAAGGCGGTGCTGACCGCGGCATTCGAGCGTGAAACGGAGATGGCAGCAGGCATTGACGGCGGCCAGGTGATGGTCGGCGCCAGCACGAGCAACTACGGAATTCGCAAGATGGCCGACTTCCTGAACTTCATGTACGCACAGGGCAACGAGATGGGCGTGCAGTGGTCGCGGAAGTCTGAGGAATCAATCGCCCAAGTGGCGGGGAGGAAAGCAGCGTGAACTTCAAACTTTACTCTGTGCGCGCTAAGTACGCGGAGCAGATCAATGCGGGGTACTCGGCGGCGCTGATGGGGTTCCCGAGGGACGTGAACCCATACCGAGACGAACAGGGTCTGGCATTCAACCATGGCTACGACCTGGCCGAGCGAGACATTCGCGGGGAGGTTGCGTGAGTCGGTTCTTTGTGGGGCAGAGGGTGCGGGTGAAGTACGTTAAGAACCCCTGCAACTCGTACCTTGTCGGGCAAGAGGGGCGAATCACGGAGGTCCAGGACTTCACGAACTACGGCGGGTATGTGGGCTATGGCCTAGACATACAGCCCATCTCTCTAGACGGGTCACAGGGATGGATTGCGTTCTCTGGCGATCAGCTTGAGCCGATCCTCCCCTCCGGCCACCAGCCGAGCGAATACACCTTCGACAAGCTGATGGACGAACTGCGTAGCGGGGTGGCGGCATGAGCCAATGGCTACCCATCGAATACGCCCCCAAAGATGGGCGGTACCTGATGCTGTGGGACGGGAAGCACGTTTCGCGCGGCTCATGGCGAGAAGACGCCTTCATGGATGATGAGGGGCCGTTGTGGCTGAGGGATGACTACGACGACTTCTCAACCGGGTATGCCAGCACGCCTCTACGCCCCACCCACTGGTTCGATCTGCCGGAGCCACCGAAATGAGGCGCACGATTCGTCCGGCTAACAAGCTGGAGGCTGCGTATCAGGAGGCGGCCCGTGGCCTTGGTTGCGTCATCTGCCGCCACCTGATGGAGATTGGCCGACTGAGCCCGAAGGCGGGACAGTGCGGTGCCACGCGGATTCACCACCGAAACATGGGCGACCTGCATGGGCAGAAGCAGCTCGGGCAACACGCGGTTGTGGCGCTAGGAGATTGGCACCACGACGGAATTCCCCCGATGTTCTGGGGCGACGCCGAGGCAGAAGGAATCTACGGGCCATCGTTCAAGTTCGCTAAGCCATTCCGTGCATGGACAGCCGAGCTGTTCCCTGAGATCCCGGGCCGTGGCACTGAGGTTTGGCAGGCGGTACAGGACCGGATGCTGATCGAACAAGGGTTCGGCGATCTGGTGGATGCAGTACGGGACCAACAAATCAAGGATGCGGCATGAAACTTGAAAAGCAGACAGAGAATTTCAAGGATACCGAGTGTCGTTTCAAGAAGCCGGATTGGTTGGATGCTCCGGAGTGGGCAAGGTATCTCGCCCAAGACGGTGACGGCGAATGGTGGTGGTTCGAGTTCAAGCCGGTGCCGAATCACCATATTTCGAGTTGGTGCCGGGAGAGCCCGGAGCATCGTTATGACTTCGCGGGGACTACCTGCCCACCAATCGGCCCGATGGAGCGCAGGCCATGAGCGGGGCATATTCGCGGGCCAAGGGCGCCCGGGCTGAGCTGGAGCTGTGTCACCTGCTGAGCGAGTACCTGGGCGTGACGCTCAATCGGAATTACAAGCAGGCCGCCCAAGCCCAGCACGGGGACATTGAACAGCTGGTTGGTCCTTACCTGATCGAGTGCAAGAACCAAGCAAAGATCACGCTTGGCCCGTGGTGGGAGCAGGCGAGGCTTGCCGCACTCAAGCGCGGGGCGCTTCCCTGCGTGGCGTACCGGCTGCCGAATCGTGGCTTGTACGACCGCTGGCGCTTCGTGGTCCCGCTCAATGAGGCGTGGCGCACCGGGCAGGATTGGCGAGACACGTTCCGCTACACGGCGGATGTGGGGCTTGAGGGGTTCGCGCTGCTGGTGCGCGAGGGGATGACTGAGAAGGCGGCGGCATAGGGGGAGTTATGAGCAGGGCGATTCTGAAACTTGCCCTTGGGGATGCTCTCGGAAGGACGGCGACGGATGGGGAGCTTGATGCTCTGATTGCGTCCCTTGTGCAGAGAACGGATGGGCGCGACCGGCTGTACATCCCCAAGTCAAGGCCGGTAGACGAATTGGCGATCCGCCAGCTTCATAGCGACGGCTTGAGCATCCGCCGCATTGCCAAGATCACAGGGCACAGCAAGTCAACCATTGCGGTTGTGCTGCGGCAGATGGACATGCTCACTGTCCAAAATTCGTACGTAGTTATGGACAAAGAGGCCGCATAACGTACACGAAACCACCAAGGGTTTCGTGCAATGTCGAAGGAAAGCAGCGGTAACGGCGGTATTGGATTCGTCGGCCTCCTGACGATCCTCTTCATCGGCCTAAAGCTGGGCGGGGTGATCGCCTGGTCGTGGTTCTGGGTTCTCTCGCCGATCTGGATTTCCATTGGCCTGTGGACGTTCGTCGCAGGGTCGATCCTCGCCATTGCTGGCTTGGTTGCCTGGAAGCAAGCATGAGCGGACTTCTGCCCGAGGACTCCGCGTCCCGCAAGGCCATCCCCTTGCACGCAGGCGTTTTGGCCTACTTCCCGGCCGCACTGGTCGAGGTCGCCAAGCGCAGCAAGCTGGGCAATGACACCCATAGCCCCGGTCAGCCCCTGCGCTGGGTGCGAGACAAGTCTAACGATCACCTTGACTGCCTAACCCGCCACCTGCTGGAGGGTGATCTGGCGGGCGTGGCGTGGCGTGCGCTGGCTGCATTGCAGTTGGAGTGCGAGGCGAAGGGTGCGCCTATTGCGCCAGGTGCGGTTGTGTACTCGGTCGGGACGTTTGAGTGGTCGGCCCCGCGCAACTGGGCCATGGAGCTAACCCGCGCCTACCAGTTCCACAAAGCCCTAGACCCCGTAGCCGCCGAATGGCAGGACAGCCATGGGGTGCCCGCTAACCCGATCAAGCAGACGGACGAGGAATAACAATGAGCTGGTCTGGCAAGCGGATTTTCATCATCCCTGATACCCAGGTCCGCCCGGGTGTACCTACTGATCACTTCGACTGGATCGGCGCATTGATCCGCGAGTACGAGCCCGATTACGTGGTCCACATAGGCGACCACTGGGACATGGAAAGTCTGTCCTCCTACGCTGGCGAGTTGGAGCGCGAGGGGCGACGTTACGTCGAGGACGTGGAATCTGGCAATGCAGCCTTGGCGCGCCTGCACCAAGCGATGGGCGGGTTTCGCCCTAAGCGCAAGCTGATGCTGCGTGGCAATCATGAACAGAGGATTCAGCGAGTTGTTGCGGACAACCCGAAACTCAAAGGCGCACTGTCTTACGACCACTTCAACGACCGCGCCCTGGGCTGGGAGGTGGTGGATTACGTGGGCGCAACGCCGGGACAGGTCGAGATTGAGGGGGTGAAGTTTGCCCACTACTTCGCCAACAGCATGACAGGTCGGCCGATTGGCGGGACGGCAAGCTACAAGCTGGCCCAGATCGGCGCCCCATTTGTCATGGGGCACGTGCAGGACCTGGATATTGGCACCAAGCAGTTCGCCACTGGCCGAGTGATCCGCGGGATCGTCGCCGGAAGCTGCTATCTACACGATGAGTCCTACAAGGGGACCGCCAACACGCACTGGCGCGGGGTGGTGGTCCTTAATGGAGTGAGCAACGGCCAGTTCGGAATCATGGATATCCGATTGGACGACATGTGCCGCCGCTTCGAGGGGATGGGTATCTCGCGGTTCCTGCAACGCAAACGCCGAAACGCCAAGAGCCGATACTCCCTGGCGAGGGCCGCATGACCCTCCCTCTCAACTCCCTGGACTACGAAACCCAACTGATCGGGCCTATCACCGGCACGATCATCGACGCCGATCGCCTGGCCCGGATGGAGTACGGCAACGGGTTCCCCAATTTCGCCATGTACCGGCTGGTGCTGGCCGGGGACCGCTTGTACATGAGCCGGGTGCGCCAGTGGTGGGTTCTGTTCTCCATCGAATGGTGCCGGACCCACATGCGGAAGGGCTACAGCGAAGAGCTGGCGACCGTCGCGGCATGGGACTCCCTACAGCGAGTAATGGACCCGGCTAGGCCGATCCTGCCTGCATCCGAGGCGGCCGAGAGCTTGGGGGTCAAGGAGGATTCCTACCGGCGGGTGCGCGACTCCCTGGTGCGCGTCCTCGGGACTGTGCTGCGGACCTATTGGGAAATCCTGGGGGCAACCTACCGGATCGTGAAGTACAACGAACGGATTTCTGAACGTTAGCGGGGTTTGGGAAATCGGCCCATACCATAGTTCATATGGGGAAGGAGAGTCCGCAGTGACGACCATTGCATACCGGGATGGCGTGCTCGCTGCGGACTCTCAGGCTACGTGCGACTACCACGGACGTGTGAGGAAGATTCACCGACTCCCTAGCGGAATGCTTGTAGGCGGTTGCGGTGACGCAGCAGAGTGCCATTCCGTCGTTGAGTGGTTGATGGGCGGCCAAGAAGGTAAGGCGCCCAAGGCCCCTGACGCATATCTGATTATTGTGGACAAGGATGGGGGGGTGTTCTTCTCATCTGGGTCACCGTTTCAACCGTTCCCGTCAGAGCTTGATTTCGCCGCCATCGGTAGCGGCTCGGCCGTTGCTATGGGTGCGATGGAGGCGGGTGCGTCGGCACTGGAGGCGGTCAAGATCGCAGCCAAGCACGACGGGTACACGAGCGGCCCATTTCATACCCTCAAGGTAAACAAGTAGCAAGCGACTAACCGGATGAAAGCGAGCGCTTCCCAGCGGCCTCAGCCGTAGGTACCCACGGTACCTCGAAAGTGGTTTTCCGAATCGTTTCACAGATAGTTTCAGCTTAACTGGAAAGCAGACACGAATCAGAGGCTTACAGCCAAAGAATCGTTTCAAGACTACTCCTGTGTCCTCCGCTGGATTGGCCGCGGGCTCAGGTTGGGCGAGGTCCGTAAGGGGTTCGCCCGTAATTATTTGCCCCGCGTGCATCGGCCGCTCTACACGAAGCCTTGCCGCACCTGATGGTGCCGGGGCACCCATATGCGGCCCGGTATCACCAGCCGCACCTTAACCCGCTTTAGGTATCAGGACTGATACCTGCGGACAGACGAAGACAGGGGCGGATGTTGTGATCGAAACACTTGTTGGCGCGTCCATTGGACTGATCGCCCCAGCCATTGGTGGGCTCGTCTGGTTGATCCGGTTGGAGGGTCGCATCAATACCGAAAAGGCACTCCGAGAGGCGCTTTCAGAGCGGATCAGCAGCTTTGAGCAGCGAATCTATGCAGCCTTGGAGCGCATCGAGAACAAGCTGGACGACAAGGCGGACAAGTGAGCAAGGGCAAGGTCATCGGCGGATCGGTTGCGGCCGTTCTGCTGGCGGCTGCTGCCCTCATCAAGCCATGGGAAGGTCGGGAGCTTGAGCCGTACCGCGACATTGTGGGCGTCCTGACTGTCTGTTATGGCGATACCCAGGATGTGGAGCAGCGTCGCTACTCTGTCGTCGAGTGCGAGCAGCGCCTACAGTCGGACCTAGGCCGCAGACTTGTCGCGCTGACCCAGTGCGTGAACCGGCCTCTGCCCGAGAACGAGTGGGCCGCAGTCCTGAGCCTGGCCTACAACGTGGGTACGGGCGCGGTGTGCAACTCCACCCTCGTCCGCAAGATCAACGAAGGCCAGCCGGCATCGGTCTGGTGCTACGAGCTGCTGCGCTGGAATCGAGCTGGCGGCCGAGAGGTGCGCGGGCTGACCAACCGGCGCAAGGCCGAACTGGCGGTGTGCCTTGGAAAGTGACCGCCGCTACCTGAGCCGTAAGTTCTGGCTGGCGGCAGCCGTGTACGCCACTGGCGTGCCCCTGCTGTGCTTTGGGCTGCTGACGCCGGACCAGTGGGTGAGTCTGACGACTTGGGTTCTGGGCTTGTACCTCGGCGCCAATGTGGCGGATCAGGCAGCGACGAAGTGACCAAGGTACTGACCGCCGCACAAGTGGCCCCCGCTACCTGGGCGAAGTTTGGCCCGCACGGCGTATCTCTTGATGTTCGGGGATTCCTTGCCAGCTCAGGCGGGCAAGAGTTGCTCAAACAGATTCGCGAGGCGCATGGAAATTCTCATCCTCGTCCTGCTGGCTTTGCTTATGAAGCAGCCGCGGGGAGAGGGGAGGGGGTTCAAGGCGCACCAGAGTGCCCGAGCAAGGGCGCTACTACAGACGCCCGAGGGGCGGGACCACATTCGGCAACTTAGCCGGGGCTAGACCAAATGAAGTGCTTGTTTGCGCTCCTGATGATGTTGTCGGGATGCGCAGAAGCGCGCCCGGTCCCTATTGAACAGTACACCTACCGGATCGAGCTTCCGAGCGGGTCACTGTGTAGCGCTACGGCGGTCGCCAAGGATGTGATCTTGACGGCTAGGCACTGCGTAGAGGGGGATGAAAAGTCCCTGGTGATCGCCGGCCAGACAGTGCGCATCGGCATGATGGCCGAGGACGGCTCTGACCATCTGCTGATTCAGTTGGATGTTGAGTTCAAGGTCTGGGCCACGCGAGGGCCGACCCCGAAGGCCGGGGACGAGCTGCGCATCGTGGGCAATGCGGATGGCTACATCCAGATGCTGCGACGCGGCTACGTGATGGGCTGGGATCGCAACCAGATGCTGATGGACATGAACTGCGGTCTGGGTGATTCAGGCGCGGGGATATTCAACGAGGCCGGCCAGCTGGTGGGCGTGGTAAGCGCCGTCCATGTGGGCAAGGTCACAAACAAATTCTGCATTGCCTATCACCTGGGCGTGCTGGGGTGAGGGATGAAGCTGCCAATCTGGTTAAACCCCTACCTGTACCTGCTGCTTGCGCTGATTGCCGGCGCTGGGTGGGTGTACTGGAAGGGCGGCAGCAAGCCGCGGCAGGAGGCCCGGGCGCTGGAACAGGCGGCCAAGGACACGGCCAAGTCCAACAAGATATCGCGTGGCACGCAGGAACGGATCGGGATTGAGGGCTATGAGACTCAGCAGCGAGCGGACCGGCGTGTGGCTCGTGTCCAAGATCGGATTTCTGCTGTGCCTGATAGTGGGCAGCTTGACGCTGACATCCTGCGGGAGTCTCGGGAGGCTTGGCAGGCAGCCATTGCTGCCAGCTGCCGGGTGCAGCGAACGAGCGATTGCCCAGAGGCCGACCCCTCCACCGGAAAGCACTGATTGGCGCGTGTGGGCAATTGCCTACATCCGGGCTATGGCTGCATTCGAGGACAGCGAAGCGAAGCGGGCCGCGACTGCGGATTGCCTAGATGCCCATCGGGGCAAGCAATGAACCGTATAGACGAGCTTGGCCGACTGTTCGCCGAAGAGTGCCAAGAGGCCGATCTAGTCGGGTTTGCGATTCGCACAACCGCCGAGGGCAACGTCAGGTTCATAGGCTTGAGCCTACCGCCAGCGCTGGTTGCGCAGCTGCTAAGGACAGCAGCCGATGCCTACGAGCAACAGGTGCCTTCTGGTGCCATGAATTAACCAAGGAAGGAAGATGCCTAAGCCAAGCGTAGGCCGCGCGGTCTGGGGCCGGTTTGTCGATAGCCTGCTGCCGGGCCACCAGTACAACGCCAAGACCGGCGAGCTGTCTAACGTCGGTCGCGGCTGGGCTGGGTTTGGCATGCGCATGGCGGCAAACGCGGTACTGGGTCCAGCGGGTGCGGCGGCCAGTCCGTTCATCAGCAAGTGGGTGGACAAGAACAACTACCTACAGGTGCAGCCCGAACAGATCGGATTGACCAGTAGCGAGGGCTTCCGTCCCGGCAACGTGGGCGTGACCCAGCCAGCAGTGGGCTACGACGGTCCAGGGGCACAGACCCCCGGCAACGTGTGGCAGGCATTTATGGGTGGCGAGGGCTCCAAGGCGGGGTTCGGCAACACCCAGTTCGGCAACGGCAATGCAATGCAACCTGGCGGGTGGCAGCCATCCTCTACCTGGGGTGAAACGGTCGCTGCACCGACAGGTTCAAACCTCACGTTTGGCAACAACGTGGGAGCGGTTACAGGTAGTGGCGCCGGCTCGGGTGGACAGGGCTTTGCGCGCGGGGGTGGCGGTATGCCGGCCATTGTTGGCGGCAATGCAGCTGGCTCTAGTGTGCTGGATATCTGGCGCGGCAGGTACGACAACTGATGGGCAAGGGATCGACCCCGCGGCCGTTCTCGGTCAATGCAGACGAGTTCGCGGCGAACTGGGCAAGGGCGTTCGGCAAGGACGACAAACGGGCCAAGGAAGGCCCATCTATTGAGGGCCAAGTCGAAGGGCAGCCCGAAGGAAACGACAATGGCAAGGCCGCCGATCTTCGAGACGCCTGAGGAATTTGAGGCGGTAGCTGACGCCTACTTTGAGTCCTGTAAGCCAACCAGTGACAGTGACGGCGACATTCCCACGGTGAACGGGCTCTGCCTGGCGCTGGGAATGACCCGCAAAACCCTGTGGGACTATGCCGGTAAGCCGGCGTTTAGTGACGCTGTAGAAAAGGCGCGCACCCGGCTGGAGATGGCATGGGAGCGCCGCCTTGCAGGTACAGCGTGCACTGGCGCCATCTTCTGGCTCAAGAACCAAGGCTGGACGGATCGGACCGAGCAGACGGTCCACAGCACTGTGGAGCAGGTCTCCACCATCAAGCTCGCTGACCTGGAATGAGCGAGCTGGTCATACGCCTGCCGCCCAAGCTGCGGCCGGTGTTCCTTGGGCGTGCTGACGTACGTGGCGCCTATGGTGGTCGAGGGTCGGGCAAGACCCGTTCGTTCGCCAAGATGGCGGCGGTACAGGGCATGCGCTACGGGCAGGCGGGCATCAAGGGGCAGATCCTGTGCGCCCGCCAGTTCATGAACTCGCTCGACGATTCCTCACTGGAAGAGGTCAAGCGAGCCATTGAGGAAGTGCCCGAGCTGTCGGCCTACTGGGAGATCGGCGAGAAGTACGTCAAGAGCCGCGATGGGAACGTGTGGTTCTCCTTCGCCGGCTTGGATCGGAACATCGGGTCGGTCAAGTCCAAGGGTCGCATCCTGCTGTGCTGGGTGGATGAAGCTGAGCCGGTCTCAGATGCGGCGTGGGACATTCTCATCCCGACACTGCGTGAAGAGGGTGAGGACTGGAACGCCGAGCTGTGGGTCACGTGGAACCCGGCCAGGAAGTCTGCCGCGGTTGAGAGTCGGTTCCGGCGATCTAGTGACCCGTTGGTCAAGGTCGTTGAGCTGAACTGGAAGGACAACCCCAAGTTCCCCGCCAAGCTGGAGCGTGAGCGGCAGCGAGATTTGCAGGACCGGCCAGACCAGTACGAACACATCTGGGAAGGCGCCTACGCCACGGCGATCCAGGGCGCGTACTTCGCACGCAACCTGGCAGATGCCAAGGCTCAAGGCCGCATCGGGTTCGTGGCGGCAGACCCGCTCATCACCCTCAAGGCGCACATTGACATTGGCGGCACCGGGGCCAAGGCTGACGCCTTCGCCATCTGGATCGACCAGTTCATCGGCCCAGAAATTCGGGTGGTGGACCACTACGAGGCAGTGGGCCAGCCCATCGAGGCGCATGCCACTTGGCTGCGGTCGAGGTGCTACACGCCCGACCGGGTGACCATCGTCCTGCCTCACGACGGGGCTAACTCGGACAAGGTGCACAAGGTCACCTACGAGGGCGCATTCCGCTCCATGGGCTACAAGGTGGTGGTGGTGCCCAACATGGGCGCAGGGGCCGCCATGAAGCGCGTAGAAGCTGTGCGACGGGTATTCCCGTCCATCCGCTTCAACGCCGAGACCACAGAGGCTGGCCGCGATGCACTGGGCTGGTACCACGAGAAGTGGGACCAGATACGCAACGTGGGCCTTGGGCCTGAACACGATTGGGCCAGCCACAGCGCCGATGCATTCGGACTGATGGCCGTGGACTACGAAGAAAACAAGCCGGTTGAGATGCGACCCATCGCGTACAAGCGGCTCACAACCAGGGGTTAACCCGATAGATGGCAAGGAAAGCCGAAAACAGCATCACGGATGATGCTATCGGGGCTTTGTGCGTGGAGGCTTTGCGCACCTCGCTGGGCGGCCCTGGCACGGAGATCAGCCAGGCGCGTCTGCGCAACCTGGAGTATTACAACGCCGAGGCCAAGGGTGAGTTGGCTCCACCGGAGATCGAGGACCGCTCGGATTTCGTGGCAACGGACGTGGCTGACACTGTGGAGTGGATGCTCCCGCAGCTGATGCGCATGTTCGTGTCGTCGGACAATGCGGTCGAGTTCGAGGCCAAGCGCCCGGGCGCCGAGCCGGTTGCCAAGCTGGCGACGGCCTATGTGAACCACCTGTTCTACACCCGCAACGATGGCGTGGGCGTGGTGTACGACTGGTTCAAGGATGCGCTGTTGCAGAAGGTCGGCACCGTCAAAGTGTGGGCTGAGGAAGAGGCCGAAGACGCCAAGCAGAAGTTTGAGGGTCAGACCGAAGAACAGTTGATCCTGCTGATGCAGGACGGCTGGCAGCTAGACGGTGACCCGGCAGTTGACGATGAGGGCGGGCTGTCCTTCACGGTCAAGAAGGAGGACAAGCGGACCTGCATCAAATGCGAGGTTTGCTCGCCCGACTCGATCCGTGTTGACGCCAATGCCCGCTGGGGTGCCGACCCGGCCATGATCGGGCATGTGTTCCGCAAGCGTAAGTTCGAGCTGGAGGAAGAGGGCTACGACCTGTCTGACCTGCCGCACGGCGCAGGGGACACCACGTCCGAGCAGAACGAAATCGAGCAGCTGGGTCAGGACATGGACTCGGATAGCTACTCGGCCCCGGCACCGAGCCACCAGCTCTATACCTGCGCTGAGGTGTACATCCAGCTGGATCGGGATGGGGATGGCCTGGCGGAATGGCTCAAGGTGTGTCTGATCGAGGACACCTTGGCCTACTACACCGATGGCAAAGCTGCTATTGAGCAGGTGGACGGCCATCCGTTCGTGTGGATTTGCCCGATTCCGCGCCCGCATGCGTTCTTCGGTGATTGCCCGGCAGACCTGGCGATCCAGCCGCAGAAGCTGCGCACCAACGTCGTGCGGGCGATTCAGGACAACCTGTATCTGACGGTCAACCAGCGTACGTACATCAACACGAACGCTGACGTAAATATCGATGATTGGCTCGACAACCGCCCCGGTGGTGCTGTGCGCGGCAAGGGCCCGGCAGGCGATGCCATACAGCCCCTAGTCCAGCCTCAGCTATCGGCACCGGCCTATCAGTTTAACGAATGGCTTGAGCAGTGGCGCGAGAATCGCACCGGTTTTACCCGCTACTCGCAGGGCACCGATGCCGATAGCTTGAACAAGACCGCCACGGGCGTGTCGATCATCACGCAGAAGGCCGACATGCGCCTTGAGCTGATGGCGCGCTTCTTCGCGGTGGGCATGAAGCAGCTGTTTGCCAAGATTCTGAAGCTGGCAGTGCAGCACCAGAACCGTGCCGAGCAGATTCAGGTGTCGGGCGGCCAGTGGGTGGGCATCAACCCGTCTGAATGGCGCGACCAGTTCAACGTCAAGATTAACGTGGGCCTGGGCACCGGCTCGAAGGAGCAGCAGGCAGCGCGCATCCTGGGGCTGTTGCAGACGCAGATGCAGGCCGCCCAGTTCGGCATCGTGACCCCGCAGAACATCGCCGAAACGGTCCGACTGTACGTCGAGGCAAACGAGTTCAGCAATCCCGAGCGGTTCGTTGAGCCTGAGCCGACCGGCATGCCACCCAACCCGCAGGCGTACCAGCAAGAGAAGCAGGGCGCGATGGAGCAGATGCAGAAGCTGCAAGAGCAGCTGGAGCAGCTTGCCCAGGAAAACCAGGGTCTCAAGGCAGAGAAGGCCGCCAAGGAAGGCGACTTGGCTATACAGGCCGCCCAGTTGCAGCTCAAGAGCCGGGAACTTGACCAGAAAGAGGCTGAGGGCGCCGCCAAGCTGCAACTACAGGCCAACGATCAGCAGTTCGGTCATGCCCAGGCGATGGCCAAGGAAAGCGAGCAGGAAGACCTGCAAGGCCAGATCGACCAGCTCAAACAGGTTGTGATGCAGCTGACCGAGATCATCACCGGAGAGGCCGCATGAGCCTGAGCCAAGACATTGAGCACGGCCGACTGGCGCGTGAAGTGCTGGACAACCCTGTCTATCAGGACGCCTGGCAGCAGATTCGCACGGAGATTGTCGAGAAATGGCAAGAGGAAAGAGACGAGAAGCAACGCGAGTGGCTGTGGTCAATGGCCCAAGCGTGCAGGCGGCTGGAGACGGTCTTCCGGGAGGCGATGAACACCGGGAAGTTGGCCGAAGCGGACCTGAGGCGGAGGGAAAGCCTGGCCGAAAAGGCTGGGAGCACGCTGCGGCGCGCCTTTCGCTGATTGAGCAGTGGGGAAACCCGGTGTGCCGGGTGGTGTGGCCGGGCGCTGATGCCCCGGAGCTGTGGTGCGGGGCTTATGGCAACGCAAAGGTAGTGACCGGGCAGGAAGCCTCGGCGCAAACGTCGGATGGGAAGGTCCATCCGCTGTAAATACAACTCAAGGATGAATCAATGACTGGTGACGAGAGCACCCAGCCGGTCGAGGAAGCACTCACGCTTTCCGACCTGGCCGATGACATGGACGAAGGCTCGGATGCTGAGGGCTTGGCAGATCAGGGCGAGGAACAGGAGCCCGAGCTAGAGGAAACCGAGGGCGAGGAAGAGCAGCCGGACGAGCCGGAAGAAGATGACCCCACCGTCACGTTGAAGCATGACGGCAAGGAGTTGTCCTTCAAGCAGTCCGAGGTGATCGACCTGGCCCAGAAGGGCCTGGACTACACGAAGAAGACGATGGCTGTGGCTGAGGAGCGCAAGGCCGTCGAGGCGGAGCGCGCCACGGTCGGCCAGTTGCGGCAGGCCAGCGAGCAGCGCCTGGCCGAGACGGAGGGCCGCTTGCATGCCTTCGTGCAGTTCATGGAGTCGTGGGCGGGTGAGCCGCCCCCGGCGGAGTTGGCGAGCCGCGATTTGGCCGCCTTTGTACTCCAGAAGGAGCAGTACCAGGAACGAAAGGGCCAGTTGGATAACGCCTATCGTGCCATTCAAGCCGTCCAAGCAGAAGCGCAGCGTCACCGCCAAGCGCAGATCGAGGAGCGGGCGAATGCCACTGAGAAGGCGTTGCGCGACACCCTGCCGGACTGGAGTGACGAGCGCATGCATGACCTGGCCCGCTATCTCGGTAGTAACGGGATCAGCCCAGAGTCGGCAGTGGAGGCCTTCGTCAACGAAGGGGTTTGGAAGCTGGCAGACAAGGCGAAGAAGTACGACGCCCTGATCGCACAGAAGGCCACGCTCAAGCCCAAGACCGAACTCCCCAAGGTGCAGAAGCCATCGGCGGGAGCGAAGTTGCCCAGCAAAGCAGACGCGCGGCAAGCCGATGCGCTCAAGCGCCATCGTGAAAAGCCGTCAATTGAATCCCTCGCGGACCTCATGGACTGAGGCCGCACCCTAAGGACATACGGAAATGCCTGCAAATACCCTCATTACCCCCAGCGTGGTCAAGGTCAAGGAGAACGTTCTTGACCAGATTTTCAACTTCAACCCGGACGACGCGCCGCTGCTGGCGATGATCGAGCGGACCGATATCGATAACGTGTACTTCGAGTGGCAGCGTGACAGCTACCGCGCGCCGGACCCGACTCGGGCGGCCATCGAAGGCGCCGATGCGACCTACTCGGCCCAGACTCAGCCGGGCCTGCTGAACAACCGCACTCAGATTTTCCAGGACACCGTGTCTGTGTCCAACACCGCCGAGCGCGTGAAGAAGTACGGCCGTGCGAAGGAAGGCAAGCGCCTTCGCATGAAGAAGATGATCGAACTCAAGCGGGATATGGAGGCCGCTGCGATCTCGTCTGGTGCGACCGTCACCGGCACCTCGGGTGTCGCCGGCCGCCTGCGCGGCCTGTATGGCTTCATCACCAACCGTGTTGTGGGCGCCTCTGGCGTGGCTCCGGACCCGACGACCAACACCGCGCCTGTGACGGGCACGGATGTGTCGGTCACCGAGACCATGCTCAAGACGGGCATCCAGACCTGCTACCAGAACGGCGGCTCGGGCTCGATTGTGATGTGCTCGCCGGCCCACAAAGTCAAGGTGTCGTCCTTCACCGGCAACGTGCAGCGTACCAACGAGGTTGGCAGCAAGCAGGCCGCGGTGCTGAATGCCGCGTTCGACTTCTACCGCTCGGACTTCGGCGTCACCAAGGTGGTTCCGAACCGCGTGCAGGCCGTTGCTGCGGCTGGCCTGAACGACACGCTGTACATTTTCGACACCGATAAGCTGGCGCTGGCGCAGCTGCGTCCGTTCGAGTCGGAGCGGCTTGCCACCGTGGGCGATGCCCAGAACTGGCAGGTGCGCACCGAAGTGTCGCTGCTGGTGCGTGATGAGAAGCCGCTGTACGCCATTACCGACATTCTGGCGGCTGGCTAAGGAAGAGTCCCCACGGAGGGGCTTAGTGCCACATGGAAGTGGCTCAGGGGGTCGGCTTCGGTCGGCCCCCTCTTTTTATTCAAGGGACGAGCGATGAAACAGGCGTGGATTGAAGACGTTGACGACGACTCTATTGCATTCGTCCACGGCGTCTCAGGGCAAGCCTTGGACACGCTCGCCACCTACTGCCGCGAGGCGGGCGATGCCCACCGTAGCGGGGGTGACTGGAAGCATGCCGCCAGTGTGGACACCACCGTGATCATTGCGTGGTGCAACAAGCGAGGCGTGACCTTCAACCGGTTCATGAACGATGAGCCGTTGCAGAACGCGTTCCTCAATGACCCTGAGAACGCCCCTTTCCGCATTTGGCGTGGAAGGGTTTGAACATGCAGTTCTCCAACTACGCCGAGTTCCGCACGGCCGTGCTGCGGATGATCGACGGCGACGACGTAAGTACCACGTTCTCCACCCAGACGCTTGATCTTCTGATCGCGCTGGGCGAGTCGCGGGTTTATGACGGCGTGCCAGGCACGTCCGGCCTGCGGGCCAGCACGATGCAGGCACCGCTGGTGGGCACTGTGGCCTCAAATGCGGTGGCGCTGCCTTCTGACTGCCTGGAGTTGGAGATTGTCTGGTTTGACCCTGACAAGCCTCTGGAGGCGGTCTCCGAGTCCGACCTGCGTGCACGGTCGCGCTGGAACACGGGCGGCGATGCCCGCCAGTACGCGCAGTCCGGTGACTCGATCATCTTTGCCCCTGAGCAGTCCAACGGGCTGTCCGTGGGTGGTCGGTACTTCCAGCGTCCGACGGATATCAAGGACGGGCTGCATGCCACGTTCAACCGATACCCCGAGGTGTTCTTGTTCGGCGCACTCGCCGAGTCAGCCCCCTTCCTGGGCGAGGACGACCGGATTCCGATGTGGGAGGCGATGTTCCTGCGCTGGCTGACCGGTGCAAACGCCACCGAACGCAACAGGGTTTTCGCCGGCTCCAAGCTGCGCCAGAAGGTGCGCTGACCGCATGCAAACCAACTTTCTCGGTGCGGCCTACACGCTCCGGTCGCACCCGCTCGCAGCACAGACCTGCATCAACCTGTATGTGGAGCCCAACGAGTCCGGCAACGGTGATGTGGGCGGGTTCTACGGCACTCCCGGCAAGCGCTTGCTGCTGACGCTGCCTAGCCTCGGTTGCCGTGGTGCGAAGGCAGCCAATGGGTATCTGTGGACGGTCTACGGGTCAAAGATCTACCGGATCGGCTCAAATCTGGGCATTACTGAGATCGGCGATATCCCCAGCAGCACGGGGGCCGTGGAGATTCAGAACAACGTCGGAAGCGTAGTGGTGGCCCATCCGTCTGGGTGGCACGCCATCGACACCGAGACGCTGGCCGTCACGGTCGTTGAAGATGCGCCAACCATGTCGGACGTGTCGTTCATCGACAACTATCTGGTGGGCGCCGCAGCCAACGGCTCGTATGTGTGGGCCAACCTCAACAGCACGGTTGTGGATGCACTGAGTTTCGCCTCGGCAGAGGGGAATCCCGACAAGATCGTGCGTACTCTGGCCGACCACCGGGAGCTGTGGCTATTCGGCACCGAGTCGGTGGAGGTGGCGGTGGTGACTTCGGACCCCGACCTGCCCTTCACCAGAACCAGCTACATCGAACAGGGGATCATGGCCCCGCGCACCGCTGCCAAGGAGGACAACAGCGTCTTCTGGCTCGGTCGCAACGAGCGAGGGCAGGGTGTGGTCTACGTGGCGCAGGGCTATATCCCGCGCCGAATCAGTACCTTTGCCATCGAGCAGGCCATTGCCGGTTACGCCAGCCCTGAGACGGCTACGGCCTATACCTACCAGCAGGACGGCCATCACTTCTATGTGTTGTGCTTCGATGAGGCCACCTGGGTCTACGATATCAACACCCAGCTTTGGCACCAACGTGCGTGGCGCGAGCCTGGCACTGGCCTGTTGAAGCGGGATCGCACTAGCGCGCACGCCATGCTCGGTGGGCGCCATCTGGTCGGGGATTGGGAGGACGGGCGCCTGTATGCCCTGGAAACCGATTACTACCTGGACGATCAAGACCCCATCTATCGCGAGCGCGCCTGGCCTCAGGCAGAGGGTGAGAACCGGTTGATCCGCTACGACCGCGCCGAGCTAATGGGCGACATGGGCGTAGGTCTGGATGGCGACGGAATCGATGCCGACCCCTCTGTGTGGCTGTCGTGGAGTGATGACGGCGGTCGTACTTGGGGCAACGAGCACGAACGCAGCATAGGCCGCATAGGCCAGTACCGACTGCGTGCCGTGTGGCGACGCCTCAACCGCGCCCGCACCCGCTACTTCCGCCTGCGTACTACGGCTGCTGTACGTGTTGCCTGGCGCGGCTTCAACATTGACGTGAGCGTGTCCAAGAAATGAGCCTGACGACTACTGCACGTAACGAGGCGCTCAATGCCATCGTGATCGATACGATGAGCCTGCACAGCGGATTCCCTGGCGCAACGGGCGCCAACGAGCTGACCGGTAGCGGGTATGCCCGCGTTGCCTGTTCGTTCAACGCTGCCTCTGGCGGGGTTCGCACCCTGTCGGCCGTCACCAACTTCACCGTGGGCGCGGGGCATACGGTGCGCTGGGCGGGTCTGTGGGCGTCCACCGTGTTCAAGGGCTACTCGCCTAATGGTGGGAGCCCCAAGGAGTTTCAGGCCGATGCGAGCACCGATGTGTTCTCGGTTCCCGGCCATGGGTACGTCGCCAATGACCCCGTGGTGTTCTATGGCGGCACGGTACCTGCTGGCCTCACCGAGGGCACGATCTACTACGCGCGCGACGTGACGACCAACACGTTCAAGGTGGCCGCCACGGCCGGTGGTGCGGCCATAGACATTACCGGGGCCGGGGCATCGGACTGTGTGGTGTCCAAAATCGTAGAGAACGCCTATGGCGGCGCGGGCACTCACACCATTAACAGCTGGTCGATTGGCGCGGTGTTCTGATGGCCGCGGCCGGATGCGCCATTTCGGTTGGCTTTCGTTCTTCGGCCGAGCCTGGCACCACCAACAGCGTGTCGTGCGCAACGGTAGCGGGGTTCGCCAGCGCCTCGGCTCCGGTGGCCTGGGCTGGCAAGGATGCCTCCCGCAAGGTCTCAGACTGGCTTCCGCGCATTGACGAGAAGGTGATTGATCCGCGCACGGGGTTCTTTACGACGCGCTGGTACAACTACCTTCGCGAGGTAGGCGAGCGCCTAGGTGGCGTGCAGGGACCGTCAATTGTCCAAGTGCAAACCTCCGTCTCAGACACCCAGGCGCAAGTAGCGGAAGTGACCAACTACGCCGTGCAGGTTTCTGACTATGCGCAAGGGGTTGCAGCCACATCAGCCGCAACTGCGGAAGTAGCACAAACCAACGGCCTGAGCGGAGCTTCATCGATCCCGCCCGCGCCATCACCGCCAACGCGGCCAAGCGGCGGCGAACACGAAATCTAGCAGGAGAGGCCAAGGATGGCTTTTGATTGGGGTAGCGTCATCGGCGCTGTCGGCTCTATTGCGTCCGGTTTGATCAACAAGAAGTCCAGCAAGGACGCAGCCAAGGCGCAGACCGATGCGGCGAGCGGATCGAATCAGGTCTTGCTCGACATGTTCAATCAGTCGCGTGCGGACTATGAGCCGTGGCGGCAGGCAGGCCTTACCGGCCTGAACGAGTACATGAGCCTGCTGGGATTGCCCACGGGCAGTGTGCAGTCGGCATCGGTCAATCCGGCGCAGGCGTACTTGGCGGCAAATCCAGACGTAGCCGCAGATAGCCACTTTGCGCAGAACCCATATGAGCACTATCTCCAGTACGGCCAGAAGGAGGGGCGCACCTGGGGTGCAGTGCCCACGGCTGCATCGAACAAAGACCCGGCCACCGCCCAGCAGGACGCGTTCAACCGCTTTCGCGCCACTCCCGGCTACCAGTTCAACATGCAGGAGGGCGTGCGCGCCCTGGATTCGTCCGCGAACGCCTCTGGCGGCCTGTTTTCTGGCAAGGCAGGCAAGGCGCTGACCAAGTACGGTCAGGGGCTGGCGGACAACACCTACAACGACTACATGAACCGTCTCGGCTCGCTGTCCGGGGTGGGGCAGACCGCCACCAATTCCGTCGCTGGACTGGGTCAGTCCACTGCGCAGGGGGTTGGCAGCAACTTGCTGAGCGCCGGCAACGCACGCGCCTCGGGCATCCTCGGTGCAGGCCAGGCCAACAGCAACACGCTCAACAACCTAGGCTACTTCGCCAACCAGTGGGGCACCAACTCGGGGTACTGGAACTGATGGCTTCGTTTGCTGAAATGTGGGAGGCGGGCGGTCAAGCCGCTCGTGAGGGCCAGAAACGCAGGGCGCTGGCCGACTACCTGCTGCCGGCCACTCAGGGCGACAGTGCGGCCGTGTCCAAGCTCTACGGCGCCGGAGCCGGCGGCGAAGCCATGCAGGCGCAGCAGTTTGCGGCCAAGCAGCGTGATGCGGACATGGACGAGTTCGGCAAGGTGTCCTCGGCGTTCGCTCAGACGGGCGATCCGAGCCTGTACAAGGCTTGGCGGGCGGGTGCGGTCAAGTTGGGCTTGCCTGCGGACATGCCCGAAGCCCTGACCGACCCGAGCGACCTGCAAGGAGCGCGTCAGGCGGCGCTGGCCTTTGCAAAGGCATACGGTGGCGCTCAGGCAGACAGTACGCCGGCCTCCATTCGTGAGTTGCAGATGCTGCGCGATGATCCGCACCTGGCCGCATTGGACATGAAGCGCCGCACGGCGGGCTTCGACCGTCCCCAGCTGATTGAGACCGATTCCGGCTACGCCTGGGCCACGCCAGACGGTGCCAAGCCCCTGAACTATGGGGCCGGTCAGCCGTCCAACGACCTGAGCGAGTTGCAGCGCCGTCTGGCGATGCTCCAGGGCGGCCGGATGACCAGCGGACTTCGCACCCCTGAGCACAACGCTGCCGTAGGTGGCAAGCCGAACAGCCAGCACCTGCGGGGCACGGCTGCTGATTTCGCTGTCCCAGCGACAGAGCGCGGAGCCTTCATGGAGCAGGCACGGGCGCAAGGCTTCCAACCCATCGATGAAGGCGACCACGTTCACGTGCAGCTGCCGCGATCCACGGGCGGCCGAGTCATGCCCCGCACCAAGGCCGCTGAGGGATCGTTTCAGACCCTCACGGCCGACGAGGTGGCGCAGATGGGGTTGCCTGCCGGAACGGTCGCACAGCGCAGCCCAAGCGGTCAGGTGCAGATCGTAAACAAGCCGCGTGACCTTCCCACGGGGGGACAGGTCATCGACAACGGTGACGGAACGACGACCTACATTCCTGCGGGCAAGGTTAGTGAGGGCGAGCGCAATGCCTCCGGCTTCTTCCACCGCATGGAGCGCGCGACGGGCATTCTGGAAGGTCTGGAATCTGGCGGATACAACCCGACGAACTCAACGGACCGCGCCGCGATCACCTTGGCGGACAGTGGCGGTATATCTGGCGCCTTCGCCCGAGGCAAGGTCTCCGATGAGGGGCAGAAGTACCACCAAGCGGCCATGGATTGGGTGCGGGCCAAGCTGCGCAAAGAGTCTGGCGCAGCCATTGGTAAAGATGAAGCCCGACAGGAATACGAAAACTACTTCCCGGTTTTCGGTGACTCCAAAGCGGTGATCGAACAGAAGCGACAGGCCCGCATTGAGGCCAACAAGGCAATGCGCGCATCCGGCGGTGGTGCATTGCCGCCGGGCCAGGGCACGCGCACTACCGCTGCTGGGAAAAGCAACATTGACGCTCTCTTGGAGAAGTACAAGTAATGGCAACCCTTGAACAGCTCGAATCCGCGCTGGTCAAGGCGGATCAGGCCGGCAACGTTGACGATGCCCGCGCCTTTGCGGCAGAAATCCGCCGCCTCCGCGAGCAGAGTCAGGCAGCCCCAGCTGCGCCCAAGGCCCCTGCTGCAAAAGACCCCACTGAGGGCATGTCCGGCAGTGAGCGCTTCTGGGCTGGCGCCGGCAAGGCCGTACATGACACCGGTCTGGGGCTGGGCCAAGTCGCTATGGGGCGAGGCCTGAGCGGCGCGCAGTTCATCAAGCCCCTGCTTGATCGGATCAACCCGCAGGCTTCGGAGCAGGCGTTTACCGCCCTCTCGCAGCCTATGCGCGATCTGAATTCGGCTGTTGCGAAGTCCCGCGTTACGGATGCCCCGCTAGCCGACACCGCTGGTGGAACAGCGGGTTCGGTCGCCGGCAACATCGCGATGCTGGCCATCCCTGGCGGTGCTGCGGGTAAGGCTCCCACCCTTGGCGCTCGGCTCGGCCTGAATGCCGCATTGGGTGCAGCGTCCGGCGCCATGGCCCCCGTCACCGAGGATGAAAGTCGCACTCAGAACGCCGTAGTGGGCGGCGCGCTGGGGCTTGGGGGCTCTGCGGTGGGCGAAGGGCTCGGCGCCCTTGCTTCTCGTGCCCGCAGTGCCATCGATCCGGTTAAACAGCAGGCCGTGCAGCTTGCCCAGCGCTCGGGCATCCCGCTCCACATCTCACAGCTTTCAGACTCCATCCCGGTCAAGACGATGGCGTCCATGGCGAAGTACCTGCCTTTCAGTGGGGCGGGGAAGGCGGCGGCCAATCAGCAGCAGGCATTTAACCGTGCTGTAGGGCAGACCTTTGGGGCTGACTCTGGAAAGCTCACTGACGAAGTGATGAAGCAGGCTCGGCAGAGCCTGAGCCGTCAGTACGAAGAGATTTACGCAAGGAACGAGGTGCCCCTGACGCCCGATGCTTTGGGCAAGCTGGCGAGCGTGGAGACGGACGTAGCGGGTCGACTGACTCAGGACGAAGCCGCGGTGATCCGCAAGCAGCTTGACCGCATTCTGGGCGAAGTAAACGAATCTGGCGCCTTGACCGGCCAGAAGTATCAAGCGCTGCGGAGCAAGATCATGCTCGCTGAGGGCGGGGACCGGATCGGCTCTGCTGTAAAGGAAGTCCGCAAGGCGCTGGATGACATTGCCGAGAAGGCTGTTGGTTCGGAGGACGCGGCCAAGCTCAAGCAGCTTCGTAGCCAGTGGGCCAACATGCGCACCACCGAAGACCTGTTGAAGCAGGTTGCGGGCGCTAACGGGGACGTATCGCCGGCCCGTCTGTGGGCCGCAGTGCGCAATGGAAGCACGGGCGAAATGCGCGATTTGGCGCGCTTGGGTCAGACGGTTCTCAAAGACCCGATCCCCGATAGCGGCACCGCAGGGCGGCTCCTTAGCTTGGGCGCATTGGGTACTGGCTCGGTTACCGGTGCTTTGCCCGGAATTGCGGGTTTGATCGGCGCCGGTGCCACTGTGGGTCGCGCGTTGAACAGTCCGACCCTGGCCCGCCTGGTTGCGAACCGTACTCCCGGGACTGGACTAGCTGCCCTTGCCCGAGGCGTCCCCATGGCCGCCTTGGCTGGCGTCCCCGTCGCTGTATCGGCTGATGCCGTCGAAACCAAGCCTCGGAAGCGGTTGGACAACCGCTGAGGTGTAGTAGGTCCGGCGCTCTCGCCGACGAATTATCCAGTGTTTGGCCGCCTGCCATCCCATCAAAACGAGGGGTGTTAGGGCTGCGGCTATGGCGCGGGATGTGTCCATAGCGGCCTTTTACCACATTTCGGCAGGAAGCCGAAGCAATCAGGAGCAGCCAAGGAATGGCAGCGATTCTTTCGCCGAGCGCGAAGCAGCAGTTTTTTACCGATGCGGGTTTGCCCGCCGCTGGGTACAAGCTCCACACCTACGCGGCCAACACCACCACGCCCCAAGCGACCTACGCCAACCGGGCTGGTACGGTACCCAACGCCAACCCGATCATCCTTAATTCGCGTGGCGAGGCGACCATCTACCTGACTCCGGGGCTGGTCTACGACTACCAGTTCGTGTCGCCTGACGGCGCCCAGGTGTGGACGCAGGAAGACGTGATCGCCGATGCCGGGGACGCCAACTCGGTCGTCTTCACGCAATCCGGTACCGGCGCGGTCCAGCGCTCAGTGCTGGACAAGCTGCGCGAGACGGTGAGCATCAAGGACTACGGAGCATTGGGCAACGGGGTTGCCGATGATCTGCCGGCGTTCACCGCAGCAATCAACTACCTTCAGTCCATTGGTGGCGGTCGCCTGTACCTGCCAGCTGGAAACTACAAGGTGAGCGCGTCCATTAATCTGTCCAGCGCCGATTACCTATGGATCGACGGAGCCGGCCAGGACAACACCACCGTTATCACTAGTTCTGCGACGGCGGATGTTTTCTACTCCAATAGCGACCGCAAGTACCGTAAGTTCTCAAACTTCACCGTTTCCAGCAGCGTCACCAAGACTGCGGGGGCTTGCTTCAATCTGCTCATGGAGCGGCGAAGCGTATTTGCGGACCTGAAAGTCACCAAGTGGTTCGATGGCGTGATCTTGCGCGGCTTTGAGGAAACGGAGCTGCAACGAGTCAAAATCGTCAATCCTACGGGGGCAGGCACTGCCCTGGTTGCCGGCACCGCTGGCTCTGCTGGATCGGGGGCTAATCTTCATGTAACCGGATGCTTCATCCGCGGCAACGATGACATTGCACAGACCGCCCCCGTCGCGAATTGGGGAATCCAGGCTTACGATATCGACGCACTGTACATGATTGATGTGGATGTTGGCGCATTCCTGCTAGGGGATATGCGAATCGCACCTACCTCTCGTGCTGCAAACTTCCACTTCACTACATGCTTTTTCGACGCAACTAAGGGGACGCACTGCGTAACCGTGGAGGGCGCGGGTAGCAAGTCGCAGTGGGGCATCACGAATTGCTGGTTCTCTTCGGCGGGGAAGTTGACGGGCGGCAGCGCAGAATCCTGCGGTCTCTTCCTCGCCGACCAAGGGGGATACTCTGGTATCCAGTTCACGGGCTGCCGGTTCTATAACAACTCGGCTAGCGGCGCCTATCAGGGAAAGGCCGGCTCCGTTCAATTCACGGGGTGTTCTTTTGAGGCCAACGGGACTGCGGCTGCCGGTGATCGTTATGGCTTCAAGTTCAACCCCAGCGTCGCAGTTGGACCCGGTGCGCTGCTTTGCGGTTGCTTCTTCTCTGGCAATGCCCCCAAGGCCATCCAGACGACGGCCAATGCCCGCGAGTTGGTGTTGGAGGGCTGCATCCTCGACAACGGCATGGACTATGTTGAGGGGACGATCTTGCGAGCCAAGTCCGCAGACAAGGTGACGAACTCAGTACCTTCTGCGACCCGCTTGGCGCCCTCGCCATGCCATGACTTCATTCGGGTGACGGGGACGACAAACATTGCAGGAATCAACGTGACCTACGTCGGTCACAGGCTCACGATGAAGTTTGACAACATCCTCACTGTGATTGACGGGTCGCAAAATCTGTCACTGGCCGGCAACCTTGCCACCGCAGCCGGGTCAATCCTGACGCTATGCTGCGATGGCGCCACATGGTGGGAAGTCGGTCGTGTAACGACCTAGAACTGGAAGTAGATGAACGGATTAAACCCGTTCTCTACTACCGAAATGCACGCAAGAAGATAAATCACGAGGCAGCAGGCCGAAGCCAGCATAGGGGTGGACACCCAACGCTTCGCGCGCTCGTAAGCGGCTTGCCCGACCAGACAGGCAGCCGCTGCGATAACCAAGATGGCGATGACCTTAGGGTCGGCTAGCATCCGGTTGGCATCCGTCCAAGCGGGCGATCCGACCCCCATCATGGCCTTCAAGAAGCGGATGGTTGTTTCCAGATCTTTTGACCGGAAGGGAACCCACAACACAGTGACAAGTAGGAAAGTCCACAGCCGCGCGCCAGGCAGGGATTCCGTGCGCAATATGCGTGCTCTCTCCAAGACAAGAAGCAGTCCGTGCGCCAAGCCCCACAGCAAGAACGTGTAGGCAGCACCATGCCAGAGCCCGCAGAGGACGAAGACGATAACCAGATTCAGGTAAGTCTGGTGCGGGCCAGCGCGATTGCCTCCCAGTGGGATGTACACATAATCGCGGAACCACCGGGACAGCGTCATGTGCCAGCGCCGCCAGAATTCGGTGATGCTCGCTGCCGTGTAGGGGCGGTTGAAGTTCTGCGGGAACTGGAACCCCATCATGGCGGCCAGGCCAATTGCCATGTCGGTGTAGCCAGAGAAGTCAAAGTAAATTTGGAACGAGTAGCAAAGCGCCGCCAGCCACGCTGAGTAAGTGGTGAGCTGTAGGGCGTCACCGTGAACCGCGTCAACCACTGCTCCAAGTGGGTCAGCAATCAAGATCTTCTTGGACAGACCCACGATGAAAAGGATCAGACCCCAGAAGACGGCATCGCTGACCGCTCGTCGGCGCTGGTTCGGGAGCTGGGAGTGGATTTCCGAGTAGCGGACGATGGGGCCCGCCACGAGGTGTGGGAACAGGAATATATAGATCGCGAATTTTGCAATGCTGCGTTCTGGCTTCAGGCTGCCGTGATAAACGTCAACCAGGTAGGAAATGAAGTGGAAGCTGTAGAAGGAAATGCCAAGCGGCAGAACCCAGCTCAACTTGCTGGCATCAAAGTCGATGCCTGTCAGGTCTGAGGTGATGCGCGCAATGAAGCCGCTGTACTTGAACAGTAGCAGCGGCGTGAGGTTTAGCGCGATGCCCAGCCACAGCAAAGGCTTGCGTCGCGAGCGGGTCAGCAGGTGGCCCAGCCACCAGTTCAGCGCCACAAGCGCCAGCGGAATAAGGGTGAAGGGCCCCGCACCCAGGGCGTAGAACACCACACTGGACAGAAGTATCCAGCCGTTGCGTACGGCGACTGGGAGCAGGAAGTACAGCCCGAAGAAGAGCGGCAGGAAAAGAAACAGGAAGGCTGGAGACGAGAAGACCATTAGCGTCCGTGCTTGTCTGAGGCGAGGGCGGCCCACTCCGGCGAAATGTCCAGGAGTTGAACGACGAGGTATTTGCAGCGGCCTTTCGTGACCTTGGGCAAATCCCATATTGGGATATCTCTGCCCACCCTAGCCATGCTGGAGAAGTGGTTTAGCAGGCCAACGCTGACCATCGCGTCCGAAAAGCTGTTTCCGTAGAGGCACGTTGAGGGCAGCATTCCCGAGGCCGTGACCTCATCGGTAACGTACTCAAGGCCAGTGGCTGATACATCCTGATAGTTGATGTTGTGCACTGCCGGCCACTTGCGATTGTCTACGCGCACCTCCGCCACTGGTTCGGCGACAAGGAGCGCCGCAAAGCGAGCGTCGCTGCCAACTTCGTTCTCGGTATAGGTTTCAAGTGGGTAGCGCCACTGAAACGGCACGCCATCGAGCGTCGCGATCCGCCCGGCAATCTGGATCGACGCCTCCCGGGCGGCAAAGTCACTCCAGTGGAAGTCTTGTTTGAAAAACCTGGGCTGCCCCTTTGGGATGGCATTCATCAGGGCGTGGGCGTCAATGAAATCCGATCCAAGCTCCCTTTGCAGCTGCGGGTAGAGCCGAGACATAAACTGCGACGGCTCGGTCATGTGCGGCGCAAAGAACGGTAGACCCGCCTGGGTGAAATGCTGCCGTTGCATCGGCGCGATAAGGATCAGGTGCGTGCCCTGCGATTCAAGCTGAGCGCGCAGCAGACGCAGGCCCCCTACAACTGCTGGCGCTTCGTTCTCGAACAGGTGCTCGCTAGTCGGTAGCTGCGAATCAAGCAACTTCCTTCCGTAGATTTCACCATGTGGGCCAAAGTAGGCGCGGTCGGATGAGCTGAATAGCCAATAGTCCAGCTGGTTCTTCAAGCGAACCATTAGGCTGCGATAGGCCATATTGTCGTTGAACCACCGGTCGAAGGCCGCGAAGTTCTTATCGAAGTCCCAAGGCTTGCCCTCCCATCTGGTGGGCAATTCAGCCAGGCGCCGCATTTCCTCAACCCTCTCGAAGTCGGGTGGTGGCGTGCGTAGACTAAGCGCGGCCGGAAGGGCGCTCAGGATTAGAATGAAGGCGACGAAGCCTGCTTTTAGGGCCGTCGATGGCCTGTGGTGTTCCGCGATCAATGCGTCCCCTCCCTTTGACAAGTATGTTAAACGACATGAGGGGGGTGACGTAATGCCTCTGCCCGAAGGCTTCCATTGGGTCCAAGGCCACCAGCACGAGAAGGGGCCACCTACTGCGCTGGCCCTCGGTGATGTGCAGGTCGCCCGCATGCTCGACCGGCTGGACGGCTCGTGGTTCGTGCGCTTGGAGTGCCAGAAGCCGAAGAGCCACCCACTGGTGACCCGCGACTGCACGAGCTTTGAGCAGGGCAGGGCGGGAACCGAGGAATGGGCCCGCAGGAACGAGGCCAGACTGCGAGCCGAGGCGGCTGCCGCGGTCGCTGGGCGGCGGAAAGATAAGGTGTAGCCCCTATAGCCGGTCGGCGAGCTCGTCCGCGCTGGTCTGATAATAGATAAGGAGACTCTTGAGGTCTCTGTGGCCGATCACCCTGGCGAGCTCCATAACGTCGAGTTTCTTGGAAAGGCGCCAAATGGCCTCGGCCCGGGTGTCGTGGAAGTGTAGGTCAGGAATCTTGGTGTCCTGAACCACCCGGCGCCAGAACACGTCCCGGGTTCCCGGGTTCAGGCCGAATGCCGGCCCATCGGTCTTGGGGAGGACCGCCAGAATCTCCCGGGCTCGTGGAGAAAGCGGCACCCTGCGCTCATCGCCATTCTTGGTTCGCGGCAGGCGGACGGACTTTTCGCTCACGTCTGGCCAAGTGATGCCCATGATCTCGCCTGCCCGCATTGCGGTCTCTAGGGCAAAGAGGAACGCCAAACCGACCCGGTTCATCGCCGTTCCCGCGGTCAGCCCATCCCCCAGCCTTGTAGCAATCACCACCCGTGCCACCTCGGCCTCTGAGATTCGCCGTTTGCGGCTTGGGGGCGACCTGGGCGGCTTCACGTCGGCCATAGGGTTTGACCTCAGCCAGTGCCATTCCTTCCAGGCCACGCGCAGCACGGAGCGCATCAGGGTCATTTCCCGGGCCACTGTCCCGGGCGACACGTCCTGTAGGCGGCTCTCCCGCCACGCCACGAAATCCGGGGCAGCCAACTTGGCAAGGGGGCGCTTGGCGATCTTCTCAGCTTGGAGGCTCGCCAGCCGAACTAGCTCCCACTTCGCCCCCCGGTGGCCCGGGGCAACGTCCTTGGCGTACCGCTTCAGCGCGTCCCCAAAAGAGTGATCCGGTAGCTTGCCGCCGCCCAGTTCTGATTCGCGCTGTAGCGCCCACTGGACAGCCTCCTGCTTCGTGCGGAAAGTGTCACTCTCGCGCAGGCCGTTCTTGTAGACCTCGGCCCGCCATTTCGTCCCACGCTTACGTATCGATGGCATGGGCAGATTCTGGCGTAAATTCTGGCGTAGTGTAGGCGAGGAATCCGCGTTTAACGGGCCCCTACTGCGGATGAGCCGATTGGCTGGAAGCCTTACGCCGCAGGCAATTCGGGGCATCTGCGGGGAACGGTAATCTACTGCGCCAATGGCGGCATTGCCTGTTTCCGGCACCAAACACCCGCGCCACGCTTAGGTTTCGACCGGCGTGGCGTAATCTTGTCGGAGTTACGCCGCGTTCTGGCGGTTTCGCTCCGCTTCCCACCAGTCCATGAGCTCGCGGCGGCGCCACGTCAGCCGGCGCCCCATCTTGGCTGGCTTCGGGAACCCGGGCCGCGCAGCGATCTGCTGGAACGTCCGGACGGGCACCCCGAGACACATGGCAGCCGATTCCATGCCCAGCGCCCGGTCCCCCTCGATCAGCGCCGCAAGCGCTGCCAGCGTGTGGTCAACCTCAGCCATCGCCCCCCCCATTCAACTCATCCGCCATCTCATGCGCAGCCGAGCTGTTGAGCGTGATCCATTTGGCTCCGGGGGATTTCTCGTAGTAGTTCCCCGCATCGTCCACGAGGCACCAGCCGGCGCGCTCGGGCGGCCTGTCGGTGAACAACTCGATCAACTGCTCTTTGACATGCCACTTGTTCATGTTCTGTGCCTCCTGTGTCACTTCTCGGGCTCAATGTGCTGGATAGCGCACATAGGCGGGGTGATGGCTGCGGCGAGCATGGCGCGGTAGGTGTCTCTCGCACAACCGATCTGCTCGGGGTCTGCTGGTGCGCTGTCCCATTCCCGGACCCCGGCCAGCAACATTTCATCCGTCGGCCCTACCGGCACGAGGGCGTAGCCTTCCGGTATCGCGTTCAGTGCGCCATCCGCGCGCCCCGACATGTAAGCTTCGGCATACATGGTCTTGGAGACGTTTCGGCTCTCCCGCAGCGCGGCAACGATGGCCTCCATGGCATCGTCTCTATATACGAGACGCTTGGGACGGTTGATCGTCCTAGACTCGGCGGCATCAAGAAGATCGCGCGCCCGCGCCTCCAGCGCCTGGTCGTTCTCGCTCATGACACCTTCCCTCCGGCGTTGAGGAAGTCGCGAAGCGTGACGCGGCATCCTTCGTAGAACATGACGCCGCTCCCCAACTCGGCAGGCCAGATGCCGCCATTGGCGATCACGGCAGAGTAAATGCGAGGGTCAATCGCCTGGTCGTGGTTATCGGTGGTCATGTCCATCGCTCCCTTCTGTTGCGCCGCTTCTCGCCCTTGCCTCTCCGCGATCGGCTTTCTGGTATCTGCATGTACGGCGTGTTTACGTTGAACGTGGAAATGGTTGGCGATGTGTCGCCCATATAGGTTTCCAGCGTGACGCCTTCCAGTCGCTGACGCAGAGAAGACACAAGGATTGCATCGTATCCAACGATAACGATGCGCTGGCTATCACCCATTCCCGCTCCCCTTGTTCTGGTCGGCCGTATCGCCGGCTCCCTTGATAGCCTTTTGCATTTCTCTCGGCCCGAATTGGTAGACGTGGTTGCAGTTGCTACACCGTGCGCTGTAAACCTTAGACCGCCCAATGCGGGTGAATGTCAGCATGTGGCCGATCATCGCCCAAAGGTAGCGGCCATCCTTGCAGCATGGGGTGGCCATCACTCCTTCCCCTTGTTCTGGTCTGACATGGCGGCGTCGATAGCGGCGCGCGGTGTCGTACCCGAGCCGACTCCCAACGCTGCGCCCTCGTCTCCATAAACCTCGGCATCCCACGGGCCTTCGTACTCAGGGATCAGTGCGACCCGGTTACGCTCAATGAAATCGAGCCGCGCCGCATCCCGCGCATCCTCCGCCACAGCGCCGCCATTGGGCTGGTGGCGGGTGTTCCATCGCTCGATGGCCTTGTCTCGGGTGCTGCCGTAGTGGGTCGCCCCGCAGCTACCCACCCTCGGGCCGATGCATGCGACGTAGAATTCCACATCGCTATTTCGGTAGACGTGGGCATTGCCTGACGTACCGCAAAACGGGCACGGCTTCAGTTCGTCAGCCACGGTCGTCTCCTTGCTGCGTCAGAGCAGCCACGCATGCGGGGCACGTTGAAAGGCGGCTTTTGTTATTGACTCTCCAGCCGGCGCGTTTTGCTCGGCGCAGGCAACCCGCTTTACTTTGCCCGTGGAACTGACCAAAGCCGGTTGAGTACGGAGCAGTCGGGTGTGACCCGTCGTGTTTGTATTTGCAGTACAGATCGAGCGTGTAGCCGGCTGCATATTGCAGCGGAGCCGGACTGATGATCGGCTTAGCCACGGCTGCCTCCTTGCTGGTCGATGAGGGCGAGCGCTGCTTGAATAGCATCAATGTCAGAAGTCAAAATCACGTTGATCGGAGCCCCGCCATCTGCGTGCGGCACTTGAACCAGCTTCATTAACTTGACCGCCTTGATAAGCTCATCCACCCCAGCGCGGGCGGTGGCGGGGTGGGTGTAAACCGGCAGGACATTTGCAGCATTCTTGGGGCGCTCGGGCCCAAGGCTGAAACCGCCGCCAGCGTAGGCATACACCTCCGGGTCGTCGGTATAGAAGTACCCATGCGGCTCCGCGCCCAGGCTCGCCACGAAGGATTCGAGGGCGGCGCGCATGGCGTCCACGCCCCACAAGGAATTGCCGTCCTCGATCGCTTTACGAAACGCACCCAGAGCCGCCCGCACCTGCTCATCCGTAATGTTCACGATTTGTTCTCCTATTGCATGGCTTGGTCGATGGCGGTGCGTGGAGTCGTGCCGCACGCAACGACCTTCGCCTCACCTTCCTCTCCGTAGATTTCGGCATCCCATGGCCCCTCGTACTCGGGCACAAGCGCGACTCGGTTACGCTCCACGAAATCCAACCGCCCAGCATCCGCCGCCAAGCTCTCGATGCGGGTGGCGGCTTGGCGCACCAGCGCGGCCTCATTGCCCGCGTGCCATCCGCTCATTTCGGTGGCAGCGGTGCGCAGCTTATGCACCAGTGCCTTATCGTTCATCGGTGTTCTCCTTATCCCAGCCGGTGGTGTACTCCGCTTCGCAGGCATTACATGCCCACCTGTTGTCGCTCAGTTGGTGGAAGACGTTGCAGCCACATTCGCACCGGAAAGATCGCTTAGAGCCGCCGATGTAAAGCATCGTGCTTTCAACGCTCATCGGTGTTCTCCTGGGATTGGATGGCGGCGCGGAGCTTTGCCCATGCTTGGTTCATCCAAACGTGTACTTGACAAAGAATGCGATCACCGGAGCCGGTGAAGCCGCGTTCGGATGCAAATTTGAATTTCAGTGGGTGGCTCGTCAGAGACACTGCGACAAGCACATCCTTCGCAGCTACCACCAACGCATCCCGCTGGGATTCGGCGCGCTCGGCTCGCTTCAACTGCTCTTCGTACCCAAACGAAAGCTGTCCGCGCCTTGCTTCCAATGCGGCTATCTGATCCATAGCGTCCCGCAGTTCATCCGTAAGTGATGCAGCAAGTGCTGACTTTGTATTGAGCTTCTGCTCAAAGTCGGCAATCTCCGCATCGTGCTGAACCGCCAATTCCTTGTAGATTTCAATCTCCGCATCACGGTTAGCCAGCTCTGCGGCGTGGTCGGTGTAGGTGACGTAGCGGCCGTTGTCGTCCTCGTGATCGTTGATGATTGGGCGCATGTCAGGCTCCAACCTCTCGATGTGACAGTCCCATCGCTGAATCCCGCTCACTTCCCATCTCCCAGCTTGGCTAGTACGGCGGCGCGGCGATGTTCTGCGGCTAGGTAGCGGACAAGCTCATCACGCTTCGCGTACAGCGGGTTGTAGCCTGCGCGCAACTTGTCAAACTCAGCGTCCGCCTCGATCAACTCCTCCACCATCGCCCGGGCGTACTGCTCGGCGTGGGCTACGGTGGTGAGGGCTTCCGGCCTTGGGCCTTCAAAGCAACGCTCATCACACCATGCAAAGCTTCGTGACACATCGCCGCCGGGCGTCATCCACGCCACCACCGGCAACTCCACCTTCTGCTTAACGTTCATGTCTTTCCTCACGGGCTGCGGCTTCGAGCACGGCGATACGTTCGTGTAGAGCGAACAGCATGGCGTGCACGTCCGACTGCGCTTGCCTCCTGGCCGCATCGCCCTGGGCGAGGCTATGTCCGAAAGCCACGTATCCAGCCAATGCAGCTATTGGCGCCCCCATGTCCGGTGGCGGCTGCTTAGTCGCGCTCATGCCTGACCCTCCTTTTTGTCGCGAGGGAGGATTGCAAATTCATTGCGGCGCAGGTGAACTCCATCGCCGTTGAAATCAACAAGAATGAAATCCTTCAAAATGTCACGGATTTCACCCGTCTTTCCCATATCCGGGCCATGCTTTACCCGCGTAATTAGGCGCACCCGATCGCCCACTCTCGGCTGTGCGGTGAAGCAGTTGAAGGCAGTATGGCCGAGCAGTGCAGCCTCGCCCGTGGGGTCAGGTATGGGTTTGGGGTTTAGCCATTGCGGGCGAGATGCGGCATCCAACTCACACGCCAGGCGGTAGGCAAGAAGAGCTGCATTGCCTTGCAGAGAAGAACTGCATCCTGATGCTTCATTCGCAGCCATCGCATCGCCTAGGCAGCAGGCCACTTTCTTCCAATCAACCTTGCTCATGTCTAATCCCTAGTCAGTGGCTATGCGCCAATGGCGATACTGTGTCGGTATCGGATGTGGCGCATGGCCTAAAACGGAATATCGTCATCCGGCGCGCTGCCTGCGAAATCGGACTGCGGCGCTGAGCGCTCATTGCGCTGGCGACGCGGTGCAGAATCGCTCTCGCCACGTCCGCCCAGCATCTGCATCTGGTCCGCGATCACGTCAGTGGTGTACTTCTCCACGCCGTCCTGGCCCGTGTATTTGTCATAGCGCAAGGAGCCTTCGACGTAGACCTGCGAACCCTTCTTGAGGTATTCGCCAGCGATCTCCCCGAGCTTCCCGAAGAAGACCACACGGTGCCACTCGGTGCGTTCCTGCTGGTTGCCGTCCTTATCCTTACGCACACTGGTAGTGGCAATGCTGACCCGCGCCACGGCCATGCCGCCTTGGGTGTACTTAACTTCCGGGTCATTCCCGAGATTGCCAACGAGGATGACTTTGTTGATTCCACGGCTCATGCTGCGCTCCTCATCTGTTGCATTTCGTTGACGATCTTGGTGACTTCGGCGTCGGCCTTCGCGCACTCGTCCTTGAGCTTCTGAATCAGTACCTCATCGCGCCGAACGTTGGTGATTGCCAGCTGTAGCTCTTCTGGGAACCGCGGATCGAAACTCACCACGTCACACCACTGGCGGCCGGTGATCCACAGCTGTCCCTGAACTTGCCAGGCGTATTCCTTGGCGTGGGCGCCGTCCTTGAGCGCGGCGAAGTGTTTCGCCTGAGAGGCAGGGCACTTGAACTCGACCAGTCCCTGATCGCCCAGCAGGCCATCGGGCGACACGCCGACGTACGGCCAGCGGTCATCGGTCACGAACGCGACGGTCTCCACCAACTCGCCGGTTTTGGCCTCGTAGGCCCCGCGCGCAAACGGCTCCAACTCTGTGCCCCGACGCATGGCGTCGTTCTGGAACGTCTGCTCCGGCTGTCCCGTGAGGCGTTCCAGTGCGATGGTCATGATCAGATTCGCGCGGCTGGTAGACGGACCGCTCTTGGTCACGGCCATCAGGTCGGCGAACCGCGAGCCGGTGAACTTGCCGCAGCGCGCCGCGTGCCACTCCTGGCTTCCCTGGATCATTCCCCGACCTCCTCGGCTACTACCACGGCCGCCTCGGCGATCGCCTGGAAGTCGGACACGCGGTCCTTGACCAGGGAGCGCTTGGCCGGGTCCGCCTTCTTCCAGAAGTCGCGGAAGTGGGCCACGCCCTTGGCAGCCTCGGCCTTGAACTCGGCGATCGCGGCATCACGCTCGGGGCTGTCCGGGACAGATGCTTGCTCGATTGCCGCGACTGCGGCCCTACTTGGCCGGCTGGTGGTCCCGACAATCTCGGCCTCGACGATCCGCTCGGCCTCATCCTGCTCATAGATGCCCACGAAACCGAACGCCAGGCGTGCGCACTGGATCATCGCCTTGTGGCGAAGCATCCGGCGCGGGTGGGACTGCCACGGCCCTACATTCGGGCGCTTGCACTCGGCCATGTATTCCGTCACGCGCACCGGGCGGCCGCGGTCCTTGCGGAAGATCGAACAGGTGCAGCTCTCGTCGTCCTGTTCGAAGTCCATGCCGTCGAACTGAGGGTGCGAGTTGATGATGCGGGACCAGCCGTCCACGCCGACAACGGGCACGATCCCGTTGTTCTTGTCGGG